CGGCGCAGCAGTTCTATCTATGGTTTTGCAAAAGTTGGCAGAACTAGGCGCCCAAGCAGTGCTCGACGCAATGTCTGCCGGAAGCGCCACAGCCACGATGATCGCCGCAAATATAGAGAAAATCAAACTTTTTGTAAAAACGATAAAGTCATCGATAGACCCCAATGGTATTGTCGAAATGCTGGCCAACACCGCGGCTTTTAAAGAAGCGGCCGATCTGCTTTTAGATCTCAAAAAAGATTTACAAAACCCTCATAGAGAGTTTCTTAAGAAAATAAAAAATAATCCTTGACACGTTGCTGAATGCATGTTATATTATATTCAAGTAAGGGGTTACTTTGAAGATAGCACATATCGCGGACACACATATCCGCAACTATAAGTATCATAGAGAGTACCGAGCAGTTTTCGAGCAAATCTATGATAAATTAAAAGAAGAGAAAGTTGACTATATTGTCCACTGCGGGGATCTCGCACACACAAAGACTCAACTCTCTCCTGAATATTTTGACTTGGCGACATCGTTCCTAAAGAACCTTGCCGATATTGCGCCGACCTATATCATTCTTGGAAACCATGACGGCAACCTTAAGAATGAACACAGGCAGGACGCAATCACGCCAATTGCAAACGCTCTAAACCACCCACAACTTCATCTACTTAAGAACGCAGGCGAGACAGTGGTTGGCAATGTAGCATTTAATGTTCTTTCCGTCTTTGACGAAGAGAACTGGGTTGCACCATCAAACGACGAGCGTATTAACATCGCTCTTTACCACGGTTCTGTATCAGGCGTCACAACCGATACAGGCTGGGTAATGACACATGGTGACCACCCGATCACAATTTTTAAAGGGCACGACTATGTTCTTCTTGGAGATATTCACAAAACGAATCAGATCCTTGATGAAGAAGGCCGTGTCCGGTATCCGGGCTCCACGGTTCAACAGAACTTTGGAGAGACAGATGATAAAGGCTTCCTACTTTGGGATATCCAGAGTAAGGAAGACTTTACTTGTGAGCACGTTGTAATACAGAACCCCAAGCCTTTTATAACAATAAATCTAACCCCCACTGGGCGTATGCCCAAAGGCTTGTCTGTAAAGAAAGGCGCTCGATTACGACTAGTGTCTAACAACAACCTGTCACTTGAAGCAATGCGAAAAGCTATTGATATAGCCAAGCAACGCTTCAAGCCGGATACCATCACTTTCCTTAACAGGGCCGCAGGACAACGAGGGAACGTCGAAGAGATTACCGACAACATTCAACAGGATGACATGCGCAACCCTGAGATACAAGAAGAACTTATTCGCGAATATCTTATAGACTATCAGGTACCCGAAGAATTGATGAACAAGGTTCTAAATCTTAACTCGACTTATATTAAGAAAGCCGAGGAGTCAGAGGAAGTATCCAGAAATATCAAGTGGCGCCTTAATGAGTTACGCTGGGACAATTTGTTTAACTACGGCGAAGACAACCGAGTAGATTTTAGTCGTCTAACTGGTACGGTAGGAATCTTTGGTAAGAATTACTCCGGGAAGTCCAGTGTCATTGACAGCCTGCTGTACACTTTATTCAACACAACTTCTAAAAATGAAAGAAGAAACGTTAACATCATCAACCAAAATAGAGACGAAGGCTCAGGTGAAGCTGTTATCTCCATCGGAGATGAACAATACTATGTTCGCCGAGGGTCAAAGAAGTATACAAAGCGTTTAAAAGGTGTTGAAACGATTGAAGCAAAAACCGATCTAGATTTCTTTAAGATCGACATGAACGGAGAAAAGGTTAGTTTAAATGGACTCACAAGAAACGACACAGACAAAAACATCAGGAAAGTCTTCGGGTCCTTGGATGACTTCCTTCTCACTAGTTTATCTAGCCAGTTGGACAGTCTTTCCTTTATTAGGGAAGGCAGTACGAAACGCAAAGAAATCCTTGCAAAGTTTCTCGACTTGGAAATCTTCGAAAAGAAATTCAAGCTAGCGAAAGAAGATGCGTCAGATATGAAAGGCGCTCTCCGACGGCTAGAAGGAAGAGAGTACGATACTGAGATAGAAGCTGCTGAAGCAGAGCATTCCGAATGTGAAGAAAGCTTAGACGACCAAAAGATTGTATGCGAAAACTTGCAAGATGACATAACCGTGTTAACATCCGATATCTCGGACATTGACGAAAAGATTAAGTCTATCCCAGCAGAAGTTATTGATATTGTACAAGTTAGGTTGGATATCAAAGACAAGACATCAAAACTGACAAAGACACAAAAGCAACTTACAGAAGATAAAGAAAGCTTACAAGAAAAGAAAGACCTTATTGCTAAAATAGAAGAGTTTCTAGAGAGCTATGATATCGTTAACATCAAAGCAAGGAAGCAAAAAGCAGATGACCTATGGGATAAGATTGATAATCTTAGAACTGAACTGCGAAGAATACAAGAAAAAGTATCTTCCTTGAACGACCCTGAGTTCTTAAAAGGCTGCAAGTGTCTACACGATGCTGAGCAAGCCTTAGAACAAAAGCCAAACGTGGTCGAGAAGATAGAAATCTTTTCTAAAGAATATGAAAGCCTAGATGCATCTGGACTAGACAAGCTGATCGAACAATACACCGCATTGGTCTCCAAAAAGGATCAGACAACCAGAGACATAACAACAGTTGAGCTATCAATCGCCCGTAAGCAAAATAGCATCAACACTTTGATGGCAGAGTTATCAGTACTTAAAACCAAGAAGACATCATACGACGATAACAAGGAAGCGATTGAAAACCTCGAAGCACTCCTGTCAGACAAAAGGTCACACGAGGCCACCCTTACTACAAAAAGAAAAGAACTTGAAACCTGCGAAGAAGAGATTGTAAAATATCACAAACTTCTTGGCTCGCTGGAACAAAAGGTTCTTAATATTAAGGAGCAGAAAAACGACTATGTGGAACTCAGAGAACAATTCGCAGCCTATGACCTTTATATGCGGGCTATGCATCCTAACGGGATTGCTTATGATGTCATTAAAAAGAAGCTTCCTGTTATTAATCAGGAAATAGCAAAGGTCCTTACAAACCTAACAAATTTTGAAGTTCTCTTTGAAGAGGACGGCAACAAGCTTGATATCTTTATCAAGCACCCGAAACACGACCCTCGTCCACTCTCAATGGCTTCGGGAGCAGAGAAGACAATGGCCGCAATGGCAATACGCCTTGCCTTCCTTGCAGTGTCAAACCTGCCTACAAGCGACATTATGGTGCTTGATGAACCGGGAACAGCACTGGATGAGGAACACTTGCAAGCATTTACCCAACTTTTGGACATGATTAAAGTGCATTTCAAAACAACCCTATTGATATCCCATTTGGATTCTTTGAAAGACGTTGTTGATTTAACGCTTGACATTTCTAAAAAAGAAGGTTATGCTTATATTAATCAATAAACTATTTATTATACTGGAGTAAATAATGACAGTTGAAGAAGTAAACCAAGCATTACAAGTGCTTGTAAACGCTATCAATATCGCTCAAAAGCGTGGAACCTATTCTTTGGAAGAATCAGCAGCTATCTTTGCCGCAATTCAGTCTTTCAATAACAGAAGCGATTCTACGCCTGAAGGCGATAGTGATGAAACCCCTACCCAAATGGAGGAAACATGAACATGATTAAGGGAGCACTCGATAGATCTTTAGAAAAAGTCGTATCGCGTAAACTACTTGTCTGGGCAACAGCAACTGGTCTCGCAACCAGTGGATTTTTAACTAGCGGAGATTGGGTAACCATTTCTGCTCTTTATCTCGGTGGTCAAGCTGTCATCGATGCTGTAGTCAAACTAAAGGCTGCATAATGCAGAGTCTTATGAATTTCATAAGCACCTACTGGAAGGAGATCACGATAGCTGTATTGCTGTTTGTGGTCTCCTTCTTCTGGTGGCAAGACCACAAAAGCTTGGTGAACGCATATGATGCGTCAGTGGAAAGCTATGAGACAAGACTAAAAGAGTTAAAAGAAAGTCACCAACGTGAAACAGAGCGTAAGGCAGAAGCTCTGGAAGAATATAAAGCAAAGCTGGAAGAGCTTGAGATGGAATATGTAATCTATCAACAGGCCGTCGCTGAAGCTAGAGTCGAGAGGGTACAAGACTTCGTGACCCTACGACAAGAAAACCCAGATCAGCTGATTCTGGAGATTGAGGAAAAGTTTGGTTTTGAATACGCTGATTAAAACATTGATATTATTTACTTTCTCGTTGATGGCGCCAGAACTTGCCCACAGCGGAGAGGGTAGGTTTGTACTGGTTCCCCAAGGTGGAACCGTCAGATTCGAAGCAACCTGTTTTGATACAGAGGCCACAGCCAAACTACTAACTTGGAAAGAGTTTTTAGCAGAAGAGATGAAGACTAAATGCGAGTTTGAAAAGAGGGCACTGGTACTAGACTCAGAACTGGTTATCAAAAACATGCAGATTACCCTCGACGAAACACAAGTCCGTTATCAAGTAGAGATAGACACACGAGACAAAGAAATAGAAACTTTGCGAGACATTATTAAAAAGAATAAAAAACTAAATGTACCACTTGTCGTTGCAACCAGTGTGGCCGTTGGCTTTGGGGTTGGCTTCGGCACTTATCATTTTGCGAGTAAATAATGAAGAAAAAAGATCCAAACTATATTGTGAAGTTGGAAAAGGCCATAGCAGAGAAATACGGCGGTGAAGCAATTGTCAATCCTAGAGGAAGCTGGAATGATGAGAAGGAAAAAATCCATCAAGAACAAATAGAAAAGATTAGGCAGAAAGAAGTTTTACTAGACGAATTGAATGAGAAAGTAGAAGTTAATGGTGTTTTCATACCTAAAAAACTACTTAATAGAGAGAGACATAATAGAACTTGCCCTGTGTGTGATGCTTATTCCTTTAATATTAAGGATGATGTATACATGAGAAAATTTGATTGTTGTAGCAGTTGTTATATTCAATGGGTCGAGGGGCGGGAAGACCGCTGGAAAACAGGTTGGAGACCTTCACATGGTTTATATAAAAAGCCCAAAAAGCCAACTTTACTACAAAAACTATATGAGTTACTAAAAGGTTTATTTAAGGAGAACAAATAATGGCAACTACAATGGAAATCGTTAGAGGCATCTCTCAGGTTATGGCTAATAGCTATGATGGAGCCTTAGATGAAAATGGGGAACCTATTAAGGTTGGCCTTAAGAGAGAAGAGGGTCACCCAATTAACGACTCTCGGGTAATGGACGGTTTTAAAGTTTCCTTTCCGGGAACACAGTTGTGCATACATTATCACTCGGAGGCCAAGCTCAAAGAAGTCTATGGTAAAACCTTTGAAAGCGATCTAGAGCAGATGATAGAGAACGTAGCTTCCTTCATCAAAAAAGAGTATAAGAAAATTACAGGGAACGCTTTGTCTCTTAGTAAGACCGGTGAAATGCAGGCTATTGTTCAAAACGCTTCACGCGTCCGTATTTGGGTGCAAGCAAAATGCCACTATGATATCGGTGGCCTAGACCAAGAAACAGAATCTATTAATACAGGAAGTGAAGATAGCGTAGATGCTAAATTCAAGAGCTTCTTAGAGCAAGGTGGATTTGGGGAGAGACCGGACAACGATAAGCGTAAGGAATAATGTCTTACAAGTTATCAAAAAAAGAAACAATCAAAGAGATTGTTAAATGCGGTAAAGACTCCTCATACTTTATTAATAATTATGCAAAGATCTCACACCCTTTAGAGGGGTTGATATCATTTAAGACCTACCCATATCAAGACGATCTCCTTCGGGACTTCAATGATTATCGGTTTAGTGTCATACTAAAAGCTAGACAGTTAGGCATTTCGACCATCACGGCCGCCTACATTGTCTGGCTTATGTTGTTCCACCGAGATAAAAATGTTTTAGTTATTGCAACTAAATTCTCGACAGCAGCAAACTTAGTT